CAACTTCTACAGAGGCAGTAAACGCAGCTAAAAAAGCAGCAGAACTTAAGGACAGAATCGGGGACGCTAAAAGTCTTACAGAGGCATTCAATCCAGATGCAAAATTCAAGGCATTATCTGCATCGTTATCTGGAGTAGCTGGAGGATTTGCTGCTTATCAAGGTGCTATGGGATTGGTAGGAGTTGAGTCTAAAGATTTAGAGAAACAACTTTTAAAAGTTCAGTCTGCTATGGCTATTGCACAAGGATTCCAAGCACTAGGAGAAGCCAGAGATAGCTTTAAACAATTAAAGGCCGTAGCTATTGACGCATTTAACGGAATTAAAACTGCAATAGGTAGTACTGGAATAGGTTTATTAGTTGTTGCAGCCGGTGCTTTATATGCTTATTGGGACGATATTAAAGAGGCAGTAAGTGGAGTAAGTGAAGAGCAAAAGAAACTTAATGCAGCAAGTCAAAAAAACGTTGACCAAGAGAATGAAAAACTAAAAACTATAGGCAACCAAGACAATATTTTAAAACTTCAAGGTAAGTCAGAGAAAGAGATTTTAGATATTAAAATAAAACAGACTGACGAGGCAATTACTGCAAATAAAATAAACCAAGAGAATCAAATAATAAATACAAAATTAGCAGTCGAGGGAGCACAAAGAAATTACGAGATGCTAAAATCTTTTATTGATTTTATATCTATTCCTCAAAGAATATTATTTGAAACTGGTGCAAAGGCTATTAATAAAATAATTGATTTAATAAATAAAATCCCCGGAATAGACCTTAAATATAAAATTGATGAGAAGTTAGGAGACCAAGCCGTTGACTATTTATCAAAATTAGCATTTGACCCAGAGAAAGTAAAAAAGGACGGAGAGGCATCTGTAAAAGCATCACAAGACACAATTAATAAACTTTTAAATGATAGAGCCGGTTACCAATTAGGTAAAATGGCTATTGATAAAAAATCCGAATTATCGGAAGAGGAAAGACTAAAAAAATTAAAAGAGTTAACAAATAAATATAACGATGAAATTGCAAAAACACAAGACGAATTTGATTTAACAGATTTACAAAGTACACAAGACAAACTTAATGCAGATGCTAAATTTAAGGAAGACCAAATTTCTGCAGAGGAAGCATATCAATTAAAAATAACAGATATACAATACAATAGCCAATATGAAAGAGAACAAAGAGACGCAGAGGCAAGACAAAGAAAAATAGAAGCATTCCAAGACGCTGCAAATGCCGTAGGAGATGCTGCAAGAACTGGAGAGGAGTTATTGTCTTCAATTCAAGCAACCGGATTAGCAAGAGGCAAAGCCGGTCAAGCAGCGATGAAAGCACTTGCATTAGCACAAATAGGAGCAGACACTGCCATCGCAATTTCAAAGGCAATTCCAGCAGCAACAAATGCTGGTTTACAAGCTGGTTTAGTAGCTGGACCAGCAGCACCAGTTGTAACTCCAAAAGTAACATTTGCAACATATTTAGGATTAGCTGCAATGATAGCATCTAACGTAGCAAGAGCAAAAGCATTACTATCTGGAGGAGGTAGTGGTGGAGGTGGAGGAGCAACCGGAGGAGGAGCAACCGGTGGAGGTGGTATGTCTGGAGGAGCAGCACCAAGTTTTAACGTAGTAGGACAAAGTGGAGCAAATCAAATAGCTGAAAGTATAGCTGGAAGAGAAAGCCAACCAATGAGAGCATATGTAGTAGGAGGAGACGTAACCACTCAACAAGGATTAAACAGAGGCATAGTTGAAAATGCAACTTTAGGATAGTTTAACGTTATATAAAAAAATAAATTAAATGAGACTTATAGAACTTATTATTGACGAGGAAATGGAGTTATCTGGTATCGATGCAATTAGTATCGTAGAATCTCCAGCCATAGAGGAAGACTTTATTGCTTTAAAAACAGAGCAAAAAGAATACAAGTTTGCCGAAGTAGATAAGGAGAAAAAAATAATTATGGGTGCTATGTTAGTCCCAGACAAACCAATTTACAGAAGAGACGAAGAGGAGGGAGAGTATTATATTTATTTTAGTAAAGATACTATTCGCAAAGCTATGGAGTTATTCTTTGTAAATGGCAACCAGTCAAACGCAACCTTTGAGCATATGGAATCTATAACGGGTTTAACTATGGTAGAGAGTTGGATAGTAGAGGACACAGACAAAGACAAATCTAAACTTTACGAATTGAATGTCCCAGTAGGAACTTGGATGGGAACTATTAAAGTAAACAACGATAAGATATGGAATGACTTTATTAAAACTGGTAAGGTAAAAGGATTTTCTATTGAAGGATATTTCGCAGACAAAGCAAAGACTCCACTTTCAAAAATTGATGAGACAGAAGAGGAAATACTAGCCGGATTAGATTTATTAGAAATTAATACACTATTAAACTATGGCAAATAAAGATTTTAAAACACCGAGTAGAACGAGTCCTAAAAATGAAAAAAGAGGTTGTTTATGTGCCGATAATAAATACTCTAGAAAGTGCTGCGATGGAAGTTTACAAGCACAAGGCATAGGAACTATTTACAGAAAGGCACAATAAAAATGCAAAAAAAAATAGTAGTTCGTTATATGGATAAGAATTAATAAATTATAAATATGAAAAACACAGAAATTTTATCACGCATTAATGCGTTACTTCGCAGAAATGTGAAGTTAGAGCAACAGACTCTAGATAACGGAACTGTTATTGAAGCCGATAGCTTTGAGGTAGGGATGCCAGTATTTGCTATTGACGGAGAAAACAAAACACCGTTGGAAGTTGGGAGTTATCTAATGGCAGATGGTACAACTTTGGAGGTTTACGAGATTGGAATGATTGGCGAATTAGCTACTCCAGCAGCAGAAGCAGAGGAAGTAGAAATGTCAACAGAGCCACTAGACGAAACTACAGAGGAAACACCAGCAGAAGAGGTAGCACCAGAAACAGAAGTAGAACTAGAGGCAGTACCAGTTACTCTAGAGGAAATCCTTACTAAAGTAATGGAAGCACTTGAGCCAAAAATGGAAGAGTTAAAATCTAAACTAGATGCTTTAGCTGCTTACCAAACTGAAATGAAAGCAACACTATCAAGTGTATCTAAAAAAGCAACAGTACACAAACCAGCAGACTCAAAAGTAAATTTAGGGAAAGCAAATACTGGTAAAAATATCTCTAATACAGAAGCCAGAATAATGGCAGCATTATCAAACTAATCAATTAATAATTAAACTTAAAAAAATAAAACACAATGCCAAACCAACCAACGATTACCTCAAATTATGCCGGAGAATTTGCCGGTAAATATATCGCAGCTGCGGTATTAAGTGCGAACACAATCGCAAACAATGCAGTTACTGTAATTCCAAACGTAAAATACAAAGCAACAGTTAAGAAAGCAGTTATATCTGGTTTAGTAGCTGACGCAACTTGCGATTTTACAGATGCTGGAACAGTTACTTTGTCTGACAAAGTTTTAACAGTAGCAGAAAAACAAGTTAACCTACAATTATGTAAGACTCCATTCGAGCAAGATTGGGAAGCACAAAGTATGGGATTCAGTTCATTCGATGTTATGCCAGCAACTTTCTCTGACTTCTTTATCGCTAAAGTTTTAAAAGATATTGCTATCGATACAGAGACTTTCCTTTGGAATGCTACTAACGGACTTGGTAAATTATTGAGAACTGACGGAGCAACAGTTATCGGAACTCCTTTGACAATTACTTCAAGTAATGTTATCGCAGAAATGGGAAGAGTAGTAGATGCAATTCCAGCAGCATTATACGGAAGTGAAGACTTAAGACTTTACGTTTCTCAAAACGTTGCAAAAGCATACGTAAGAGCATTAGGAGGTTTCTCTGTAGCTGCTACTTCAAATGCGGGTGTTAACGCTGCCGGTACAACTTGGTACAACGGACAAGAATTAACTTTTGACGGAGTTACAATCTTTGTTGCAAATGGTTTACCAGCAAACACAATGGTAGCTGCTGAAATCTCAAACTTATTCGTAGGATTTGGATTGGCTGACGATGCAAACGTTGTTAAGACGATTGATATGGCCGATATTGACGGAAGCAAAAACGTTAGATTTATTGCACGTTTCTCAAGAGGTATCCAAGTAGGTATCGGAGCAGATGCAGTTACTTACGGAATAGCATAATTAAATTAAATGCCTCTCTGAAATATGGGAGGCAATTTATTAACTTTTAAATATAAAAAAATATGGCTTGTTTAATGACTACGGGACGGAAACTACCGTGTAAGGACGTTGTCGGAGGTTTAAGTACTATATATTTTGCTGACTTTGGTACACTAGGAGGTATTACTATGAGTGGTGGAACTATAACTGCAATGACTGGAAGTGGAACTAATTGGTATGAATACAATGTAAAAGGTGGTAATAATTTAGAACAAACTATTACTTCAAGTGACGAGAATGGAACAACATTTTACACTCAAACACTTACAGTTGTATTAAATAAACTTGATGCTTTGACACAAGTGGAACTTGAAAAAGTAATAGTATCAAGGCCTCACGTTTTTGTTAAGGATAATAACGGAAATTTTTTCGCAATGGGTTTAACCAGAGGATGTAATGTAAATGGAACTATTACTACTGGCACAAACTTAGGAGATATGACTGGTTATACTTTGACAGTTACTGCCGAAGAGCCAATAATTGCTCCGTTTGTGACTAAAACAATTTTTGTTTCTCGTACATCTCCAACACAAATAACACCGTAATAAAGTCAGTCTATAGAGGTTTATTCGGTAACAAAAAGGGAGTGATTTTATCACTCCTTTTTTATTTACAAAAAAAAATAAAAATACGTTATATAACTATGACAGTAGTAAACCAAGATAACGCAACTCAAAGATTTATAACAATCCCTAGAAACTACATAGAGGGAGAAACTTTAACTTTAAAAGTCAGAGACGAGCAAAAGAATACAGTCTTTACTTTCACACCTACAAATGTATATCCAAATGTTTACGATTTAGTTTACATAGATTGTAACTTAACTTGTTTATATGAGGGCGGATTCTTTGAATTAAGCGTCTTAAATGCTTCGAGTGAGGTCTTATATAAGGACAGACTATTTTCGACTAACCAGAGTGCTGAAAATTACTCTATAAACAACGGTAATTTTATTACCTTGAATACAAACAACAACGATTACATCGTACTGCAATAATATGAGAAAAAAAATAGAATTAAAACCTAAAAACACCGGCATTGGAATTGTCAATCTGGCGACCTATACAAGTCCTAGAATTATCGAAGTAAGGAATCAAGATTGGGTTTCTTATGGAGACGATAATAATTATTTTGGATATATTCAAGACCGTATAAATGGAAGTCCTACAAATAACGCAATCGTAAACGGAATTAGTCAAATGATATTTGGGCAAGGATTAGATGCTACGGATGCTCAAATTAAACCAGAGGACTATGCACAAGCGATGTTATTATTTGACGATAGTACAACCGAGAGACTTTGCTACGATTTAAAAGCTATGGGGCAGTGTGCTATTCAAGTTGTTTATTCGATAGACAGAACTCGTATAGTAGAATGTAACCATTGGCCTATTGAAACTTTAAGAAGTGGAAAATGTAACGAGGACGGAGAGGTAGAATTTTATTTTTATGCAGACGATTGGACGAAAGTGTCTAGACAAAATCCTCCAAGACCTATACCAGCATTTGGTACAAGTGAAGAGAGCGAAGAGATACTTTATATTAAACCATATAAAACTGGATTCTATTACTACTCTCCTCCAGATTGGCAAGGAGGATTACAATACTGCGAATTAGAGGAGGAAATAAGCAACTACCATTTAAACAATATAATGAATGGTCTTGCTCCGAGTATGTTAATCAACTTTAATAACGGAACTCCAACAGAGGATGAGCAAAGAGACATCGAAAGAGCAATAACACAAAAATTCTCGGGTACTTCAAACGCTGGTAGGTTTATTTTATCTTTTAACGATTCAAATGATTACGGAGCAACTATTACTCCGGTGCAGTTAAGCGATGCTCATAATCAATACCAATTTTTAAGTGACGAAAGTATGCGTAAAATAATGGTATCTCATAGAGTTATTAGTCCTATGTTATTAGGTATTAAAGATAACACCGGATTTGGTAACAATGCAGACGAATTACAGACTGCAACTATCTTAATGCAAAATACAGTAATAAAACCATTCCAAAACTTAATCATAAAAGAGTTAAATAACATACTAGCTTATAACGGAATCACTTTAGATTTATACTTTAAAACTTTACAACCTTTAGATGCAGT